AATGATTTTAGTCCTAATTCTTTGAGAGTAAACTTAACAAATTCCTTCGCTAATTTCATTTTACTTCACTTAAGAAATCATAGATGAGTGAATCAATACGTGAGTACGGAGTAACAATTTGTGAGCCTTTATTTTCATTAATAAATGCACCGTGTGTGCTTGGGTTACTGACGATATCAAAGCAGATAAGAGAAAAATCATCACCAACTTCAACAGTGTTTTCACCTATTGACTTAACAGACCCCATACCACGTGATGACACTCCGAGACGTATATTGTTTTTAATCAATTCACGAACAATGTTACCTGATGGTGTAGAAAGAATTTCAATGTTGCCACGGACATCTTGACCTTCAAACCACAATTCAGTGACATTACAACAAACATTCTTTAAATTGACTACCGGACTTTCTGGATGGTCAAGTTCACCTAATGCACGACGTTGTACAACGAAATTTTCTTTATACAATCCGGCTTCACGTTGTAATACTTCACGAGGATAAATACGTCCGTTTTGATTTTTTGCTTCAGCACGTTGGAGAAGAACATTCTTTAGTACAAGCGGCTTAGTTACGTCTGCTGCTTCTGCTAAAAGTTCTTTTCCATAAGTGATTACATTATATTCAACTAATAAATTCTTCATATTACTTTCCTCTGATGTCCCGTACTTTACCGGCGAGGTGAAGTAACCGTGCTTCAAGTTTTAAAAGTCCTTGTTGAGTACGACGATAGAGTGCTTCACTAGCAATTCCAGATTCTTTTTGTAAACGAGTGTTCATACGAAGAACTCTGTCTACTTCTTCAAGATTTCTATTAACTTCTGATATTGCTTTTGCAATTTTTTGTGTTGGTGTAGCACTATCGTCTTTCTTATATTCGTGATATCTCATTTTTGCTTCTGCAAGATTTTCTAGTGTATCAGCAGGACGATTAAGATCTTGTTGACCACGTGGGGTAAGTTGCATACCAAGTTGAGTTGCGATTCCTTTTTTGCGTGCTTTATTCTTAGGATTATTTCCTTGAAATGCCATAGGAATGTTATATCCTGCAACATTTCCCGTGGTTGTAATTTCTTCAAGTTCTTTTTTAACTATTTCTCGGACATGCTGTTTTATTTTTTCTTCGTTGGTCATAAGGACTTCAACTCCTTTAAGATTTCATAACCAATAAGTAGCGCAGTCATATGATTTTCTTTAACAGTTTGTGCAACCTTGATTTTATTTAACTGACTAATAACTTCAGCCAATTTAATACGAACAACTTTATCCGTGACCAATTTAGATTTCTTAGAAATTTCTTTTGAAAGACGTTCACTTTCACCTTGTGTATATGTTTTTAACTTAGACGTATTTGAGATGTTATAAATGTATTCTTGGAGAAGTTTCTTTTGCGCTTCATCTAATCCCTTATACTTGTCATTGAAACGTTCAATTAATATCTTATAAGATAAGAAACGGATGTCATCTTCTTGACTACGAATGATATTTGCTAATTCTGCATGTGCCTTAATTTCTCTATTTATCGTTTTCCCAGATAAATGTTCTACGATGGTAAACTGACTACCCGCCAATTCTTCAATTGTCGTGCTGTCACTTATACCATTTACAGCTGCATCAAAACTCTTATAAATAGATGCATAAATCTTATATGAAGGAATACGTGCTGAGAAAAACTCTTTTAAATCAAAATTCTTTTTAATTTCTTTGATTAATTCATATTTTTGAGTATTTAATGCGTTTTGATCAAGAACTTTTCGTTGTTCGGTAACTAGTTTTAATAATTGGAACGCCTTCTGTTCAGAAAGATTTTGTACGTTAAAAAATGCTCTATAAAGCATTAATTCTTTTCCTAATTCTTTCTTAGAATTGAAAAATTCACGCATAAGTTTAACAGCTATACCATCCTTTTTATTTTCCATAACATCAGAAGTGATTTGACGGGCCAATAATTCAAACAGAATACCCGTATTCCTTAACTTGTTATGTTTAATACTTGGTTTCATAAAAAATATCCGCCAAAGTGAATAAAATACCACTCATATATTAAATAGTGTCTAATTTTCTAGTCCGTTAATTTTTCGTCCATATCTAAAATGTTTTCTTCATTCAAAATACTGGTAATATTGGAGACTTTTTGTGTGTTTAATTGTTTAATTAAACTAGAAATTTCTTGATTTTCTAAAGAAAGTGGTGATTTTCGTGTTGGTTTACGACGTTGAATACGTCCTTTTAACGCATCCATATTTTCTTTATGACCTAATGGGTCACGACCTCTTGGATGACTATCTTGACCATACGACATACCTGTTACTGGTCGTCCCATCTTTGCTTCTTCTAAATCTGTATCAGAAAGTTCCGATTCTTCCTCGTCGCCTTTATCTAACGAGGCAAGTACAGCGTCAACGGTATCCAACTTTTTCTCGTCTGGTTCGGTAGGTACGTCACCTTCCGGTGGTACTTCTTCTGCTCCTGCTTGGGTCGGTGCTGTGTCACCTTCTTGGCCAGGCTGTTGAGGTGGTTGTGAAGCTTGTTGCGCCGATGCATCAACTTTAGCAACCCACTCAACATCAGCAGCAACCAGTGTTTGTTCATCACGTGCACCTTCCTGCGAAATATTAAGAATATTGTGATAAATCCAATTTCGTGACATGAATTTACTATCAGCAATATCTTTAGCTAATTGAATTTTTTCTTTCCAAAGATTCAATTTTTCTTGTTCAAAAATAATGGATGGACTTGACATTTCTAGTTCAAAATCAATAAGGTCTTCGTTTGTAAATCCTTGAACGTACAAATGAATGATTGCAATTTTAGTAAGTTCAGACACCATGATACGTTGAATACGTTCAATAGTACGTGCAAATCTGACATCTTGCGCTGCTAAAGTGGCTTTACCACTTATGTCATCTTCATAACCCAAAAACGCTTTAGGTACTTTAAATGCAGCCATTAATTTGTTACGAAGATATTCAATGTCTTCAATAGCATTAAATTGTAAACCTGGTAAATTTTCTATGTTTGTACCCGATTCCTTACCACGGACTGGGAGATAAAAATCTTCGGTGATGTTCATCATATTATACCGAAGATTATAATCTCCTGTCTTTGGATCAACTAACGGTGTTTTCTTCATACGGTCAATGATACGTTGCATATGTGTATCAATTTCGGCAGGTGGAATGTTTCCAATATCCACCAACACTTTACGTTTGTCTGGAGCACGCATAATGCGATGAATTAACATTGCATCTTCCATTAATTGTAATTGCTTCCAAACACGACGACCACCTTCAATCATTGCCTTACCGTATGGAAGGAAATTGGTATCGGACAAAAGACGGAAATGTGCTATTTCATAGTTATCAAATTCTTTCTTACCTAAATTTAAGAAATCATTTTCAATTTTAAACTTGACAGAAAATGGATTTCCTGCATCTTGTCCTTCCACACGAATAGTTTCGTATATAGACAATGGGATAACGTTAACTACTCCATACTTTTCGTCAATGTCTAAATATAAAAAGAAATCTCCATACTTAGCCATATTTCTGACCCAAGGCCAGAGATTAAATTCTACGTTGAGAATATCATAAAATAAGTTATGAAGAATATCTTGAATTTGTTCATTTTTTGAACGAATACTTAGTACTTGACCAAATTCGTCTTTAACCGTTGATTCGTCTGCGTAAATATCCATTACCGATGAGATGATTGGGTCGTTATCCATCATATCATAATCACGGAACAGTTGTAATCGTGATCCTTGAAATGCTGCTGCAGATTCATAACGACCACCTGCTGCACCATATCCACCCGTCATAGACGAATAAACACGATGATACCTATCAATACCTCGTCTATTAATAAACGATTGAATGTTATCAGTATCTGCTACTTTTAATTTTTTTCCACCTACATTTCGGACTACTGTATTCGTTGAAAACAGTTTCCGTAGGCGACCAAACACACTAGTATCTGCCATAACCCCTCACTTAAATGAGAACGGTGTCAAGTGCTGTTGCCAATGGCCAGCAATCAACCTCTTTATTATCTTCTGCGATATCTTCTGCAATCCATTTAAATTCTGCTACTTTACCCTTTAATACCATTTCCAGTAAACCCCATTGCTCTGCATTAAAGATAGTATATGGGGTTTCATTTAACATTTCTGCTAATTGTTTTAATTCAACATATACTTCCGCAAGTTTCTTTTGATCAGCTTCTTTAAGTTTTGGTGCAAGGTTTTCCAATACTGCTTCTACACGCATCAATTGAACTCTACGTGGAACTTGACTGGTAACTTCGTTGAGTAGGTCTTTTAATTGTGCCATCTTATTTCTCCGAGTCTAATGCTTTACGCATTTTCTTAACATCTTTTGGTTTTGGTGCAGCATTGATACTTCCACCTGGTAAATTCAATCCGACTCCACTTGGAAGTCCTTGTTCGTCTTTTTTCTTTTCCACGTACTTCTTTAGTAATGTATAATAATTTGGTTTCTCTGTCAAGTGTGCCGCTGCGATTTTTGCAGTTTTGACCACATTCCCATTGGTCACATCCTGATGTTCCATTTCTACATTCATTCCCATATGAAACTCATTGGGGTCAAATGTATATCCCATCTTCTTTAGAATTGCGTCAGATATCTTTCTGGAGACTTTCATATTACCACTTACGGCAAGACCAGTATCTTGCCTTTGTACGTGGTCCAGGATTATCGCAATTATGACGAGCTCTAAATGACTTACGACGAGCTGGGTTGGACTTCTTGATTCTCATGTTTGGGTCACCGAAGTTGACTTTCTTAACATTACCACTACTTGGGTCTTTCACAAACACTTTGAATTTTTTAACATCCCCACGCATCGGTTTTCCAAGAGGAACCTTACGACCGTGATATTCAGCTTCTTGTAATGGTTGACCGGCTGCCCGTACAATTTCAGTTGCTAAACAACGTGGACAAAAATCTTCAATGATATCTTCTTCGTTGATAGGTACACAGTTGGGGACCATCTTTCCATTTTTCATCTTGCCACCAACTGCCTTATACCCTTCCCAACAGGCTTCATTTAAGTTTTCCATATCATTCTTCCTTTTTCTTAAATGTGGATACCATTGTTGGTTTTCCACCTGGGTTCCCTGCCTTTCTTTTACGAACAACAGCTGACCGTTTTTCACCCTTACTCATGGCTGCTGCTGAGCGGGCTGGTCTACACTTTGGATACTTTGCTGACCCACCCTTTCGTTCTTTCTTACCAGCAGAAGCTCCACATGGTGGGTGCTTACCGGTTTTGGGGTCTTTACGAGAAATGTCTACCCACTTTTGACGAAGCCACTTGCCAAGTTCTCCCTTGGTTTTTGTTTTTTCGTCAAGGTCAATAGACACTTCTACAAGTAAATCAGCGAATCGTATCATACTGGTTTGGATTTAGTTTGACCACCACGCTTCCGTTTACGACGACCTGCGCAATGGGCTCGTTGGCTGAAACCTTTGGGGTTGCTACAGTCAATAGACTTTTTATATTTATTAGTCCAAGTTTCTGGAATAAGGTCTACTAATTTAATCACTTCTTTCCCTTCTTCCAACCACCACCCATACTCTTGTATTTCTTTGCTGCCCACAAATTAGCGTATGCAGATGGATAGACCTTGAACTTGGAACGAGCTGCGGCTTTTGCCTTTGCCCACTTATCTGGACTAGTTGGAATATTACGTTCTAATATGTCACTAATACGTGCAGTACGTACCGCTAAATCTTTTGGGTCATCTGACGCGGTGGTGTACTTTTCTTTTTCCTCACCACCAAAATCATCGGTAGTGGCGTCAAATCCACCCCACGGATATGCTTCATATAAATTAGAGAAAAAGTCTTTGTATTGCATATTACTTAAGGAACTTGAGTTTATAGATAGTACTGGAGATTAATCCTGCAATTTCATCTATGGTGTTATTAAGTTCGCCATCTTGTGGAAGTTGACCACGGATTTCGTCTACAAACTTTTGTAAACCCATAAAATAACTGACCGTTGAATCATCTTCTAAAATAGTATTACTGGGTTTGTACCCCTTTAGAATTCCGTACCGTCCTTGATATGATTCTACATAGGTGTCAATTAAATCAACAATATCTTCATAATATCCTTGTAACGCTTTATGCGTGGCATATGAAGGAGTTTGGAGATGGAAGATATGTGCTTGTTCTCTACTGGATAATAAAATAGAGATGAACTTAACAACCGGGTCCATTACTCTTCACCTTCTTTCTTTTGAGAATGATATCCCTTCTTTTTCATCCAATGTGCTAATGCCCAAGGATTATCAATTTCCTTGTGCTTTTTCATAGCGAGAACAGTCTTTTCCCAACCTTCTGGAGCAACTTCATTAATTTCTTCCTTCATTGCTGCCATATCTTGGTCAACTGGTTTATCAGTTTCACCGTTGTGGTCATATTCATGATAACTAGTATTTGCTTGGTCAAGATTATTTTCTGCAACTGCAATATGGTCTTGAATCCATGCTGGAATGTCTTTTTCTTCCATTCCAATTTTACCCTTTAGTTCGGTTGCATGTTTAATAATAGAATCAAGAGTTTTTGATGCCATTGACACTTCGTGGTCTTCACCAACTGCTTCATCGGCTTTTTTACCAGCACGAAGTTTTGCCAAATCATCACCTTCAATCTTTCCGTCCTTGTCAACATCAAGTTTCTTTTGACCAGCAGTTAATGCTTCCATTTGAGCAAGGAGTTCGTCAACCTTTTTTTCTTGGTCCTTGTCCATTTGCATTTCTTTTAACTTCTTTAATTTCATTTCAACTTTAGCCTTATCTACAGCCTTAGTTGGAGCCAATTTAGGTTCTTCATGTGATTCTTCTTTTAATGCCTTTAGATTCACTAATCCTGACAATCTAATCATATTGTTCTCCAACTGGGTTTTTGTTTTTTGTGCTTGGGTATATTTTTTCAATAAGTCTCGTTTTGCTTTAAGAAACTTATCAGTGTTATCTACTTTACCATCGTTGTTAATATCCGCATCTTCTGCGCCAACGGGGTCTTTTCTTACATGACTATGAAATGTTTCTTTAAATAACGATGAAAACTTAATCATTTCTTTTTCTTGTCATCTGCTTTAGTAGTACCTTTTTCTCTAAATGTAGCAGATGTTGCTGCTGCCCAAAGATACGATTTCCAATCATCTCCGTGCTTTTTCATAAATGCACTTTTAATTTTTTCATCACGCATCATTGAATTACCAATTCTCTTACGTTTTGCAACCTGAGATTTAGTCATCGGTCTACGTGGTGGTGACTTACGATTATATGGTTCTGGAACAGATTTTTCGTCTAGACAGCCTTCACCTTCGCATATCTCTTCGGTTTTATCCGTTTTTGTCATATCAGCAAGTTCTTCGCGAATGATCTCACGAATTAAGTTTTTAAATTCTTCTATTTTCATAATTTACCCCAAAAATAGTATATAAAGACACTACTATATAAGTATTACGTATTTACAGTAACCACCGAATATCTTCTTTATTTTGACCAATTTGCATTTCAAACTGGTTAACCTTGTTTTGGTTACCTGTATATACCCCCGCTCCTGTTTGACTATATCCTGCCTTATCCAACGTTAATTTTGTTAATTCTATACCTTCTTGACGTAATCTTAAAGCAGTATCTCGTACCCACAATCCAATACACAAAGCAAGAACCAAGTCATCATTATATCCACTGAGTGCTTCGGGTCTACCATTTTTCCAAATAAAAGTTTCTAATTCCGCAATCAATCTGGTAGATCGAATAGTAAACGAATTATCCAACATATATTCTTTTAATCGTGCGATAATCAACGGACGAGTACGTTGCGAAATCATAAAACCCGGTACTAACGATGACATTTTATCTTCTTTCATATATTTTCTATTTAATTGATGTTCTACGTCCACGTATTGTAAATCTCTGGACATGTAAAACAAATTACGGTACCCACGGTCAATAATCTGTTGAATTGCGTTCCACCCAATACTGCTGTTGTCTGGAATCAGCAATGCATCATTATATTCCGTGGCAATTGATACCAACATGTTTCCAAACTGTTTGGTTTCCACCTTCCCCTTATATTCTGCCACTTGGATTGACCGTTCTACATCAATTACGTGAAAGGTAGAATAGTCCTCTCCATCTCCACGAGAAACGTCGGCACACACTATATAAGATTTTCCAGCTTGTGGATATTCCCATATCCACACGTTACCATCAAATCCTTGTTTTGATATGGGTTCTTGTACAAATGATGACTTATAAAATTCTATAATTTCTGGTGGAATTACAGTGTTACCTGAAAATATGAATGATGCATCATGTTCTTGAATTGCCTGCATTTCTCCCATTAATTCCGTTTGACGGTCACGCCATGCCTGGTCACGTTCTGGATGAACTCTCCAATCTAATAAAATAGGATTGAAATTGTTTACTTTTGTTTCTGCTTGTTGCCACATCTTGTGGAAAAAATTACCAACACCATTCGGGGTGGATAATAGTATTGCTTTTCCACCGGTTGACAACGTACTGGATGCTGCTGTCCAAATGATATCTGCCGCATCAATAAACGCGGCTTCGTCAAGGATGAGAAGGGACAATGCTTCGGAACGTCCTGCGTCTGGTGATGACGCAACTGCTTTGATTTGTGAACCATTTGCAAACTGTAAAGACAACTTATTATTTGTTATAATAGACCCCCGTAACCACACAGGAAGGTTGTCATGCATGAACTTAACTTTCGTCACCAAGTTCTTTGCAGTTTCTTGTTTAGTTGCGATAACAAGAATATTCTTGTCCTTATGGAACAACATTAACCATAATGCATATCCTGCAACCAATGTAGAAATACCAATCTGACGACCTTTGAGGACAATGTTATAGTCATGATTTTCAAAGTCCTTTAATGCGTCTTTTTGATAATGATATAAATCAAACAACACCCGACCACGAATCGGGTGTTGAATATACGAGTACCGTGACAAGAAGTAGTCTGGGTTTATTGCACACTTCTTAAACTCTTCTTTAATCTTGTCACGTAACTGTTGCGCCGTAGCGTTCATAAGAACCTCTTAGAATACGAATACTTTCAATAATATTCCACCAATAATACCGCCAACAAATGCTTGCTTCCGAGTAATCATTGGAAACAATGGTGGTTTTGGTGGGGTCGGAATGTTGTTAACAACTCGTTGGAGACTATCACGGGAAAGTGTTAATAGGGTGATAGTTGAATCTTTGTTGACGATTGCGTTGTTTAAATTTTCAATTGCTGTTACTTGACTGCCAATTGTTACGGTTTGTTGACTGATAATAGAGTCTTGTTTAGGTATAATTAAACGTGCCATTTCAGTTGAGTCCGTAATAGTCTCCTTCAACGAGTCTAAATCTTCACGTAATGCTGCGGTTCTGGTACGAGATAATAGTGCAACTTGCTGTGCTGCTTCTGCTCTAGCTATGGCGACACTGGCTTTAGTCTCTTGAACGTCAATTTCTGTTTTTAAACTATCAGCATACTTAGATGCCAATTCTGATTGTTGTTTGAATTCTCTCATTTGGGCTAGGTAAGATTGTTCTTTCTTGCCAAAATAACTTGTATTAACAACCATTACTATTGCAAATGTTGCTAATGCAGTGAGAATCAGTTTGATGTATGGCATGAGAGCGGTTAACGTCTCAGCCGTCAGTTTCGTCGCTTCTAGAAACTTCTTCACCTTTAGTTTCATCTTCATCTCCAGTACCATATTTGGTTATAGTTTCAGTTAAATATCCTTTTAAAGTTTCTATATCTTTTAATATATCAGATTTTACTTTATTTACATCAACATCCCAACGTTCTACCATAAGAATCTTGGTGTCGTCGGCATCAATAAATTCTGGTTTAGTAAACGTATCATGATAATTTTGTAACTCTGCAATTTTATCTTGAACCGATGCTATGTAATTACGTAACATTATTTTATTTTCATATTCTTTCCATTTACCTTCACGACGAATTTCTGTTTCGTCTTTAATTACACAATCCATACAATGTCCACGTATACGCCAAAACTTAATATCAAATCTATGATTCATAGGTTTAGTGCAACGAGGGCACCAATAAGGAGTTTTTGCTGAATCCAGTTTAGTTACATTTTGGCGAATACCATTTTTTATAGTCCACTTACGACCATCTGCCTCTTCCCAAACATCACCTTCTTTACGAGTTGGTTCTGATTCACCTCTCCATCCAAAAACTAAACGTTTTTCGTCTTTATTTAATTTTTCTGCTACTTTACGACGAACGTTATTTAACGCTTCTTCATTTTTTGACATAATAACCTCATGTAGCTGCAAACTTTTTGGCAGCTGGTTCTGTATTGAAATATCTAATTCTTCCCTTACTGTTTTTTCCAGCAAACTTTTTTCCTACTGGCCACGTAGTTCCTGCTTTATGGAATTCAGAAGAAGACTTTTCTGGTTCTGCTTTTTTATCTCGTGGTTTTTTTGGTTCTAATTCGGATTTCTTTGTTGCGATAGTTGATTTACCGTGGGTGTCTGTAACTTTACGTTCTTCTTCTGCTTTCGTTGCACCTTTTACTAT